ACTTTTGATTTTTCTGCAATCTTTTCGAATGTATCTATCATCTCACGGTAGGTGATGTTCCTGTATGTTTTATTAGAATTTTGCGCCATTTCTTTCTTTTTCTAAAATAAATAAATCCTGTTGGTAAGACAGGAATGTTAATGCTTCATATATTTTTATTTTCGTTACGGGTTCAATCTTCAAAACATCACCCCCCGCCAAGTTGTATAAAATCGAATACCAGCCCCATTTTTGTTTATATCTCTTTTCTGTCGTTATCCTTCTTTCATGTGGTGTTCCTTCGTTTTGCGTGATTTTAACCTCTCCAAATAACTGTTGGAATCTGGCAAAAGTTTGTCGCCTAAATGAAAAAAAAAATTCATAACTCCCAGAGCATAATTCATTGGTAAATCCAGCATCAATTCTTCTTTTTCCCTTGTGGGTTCGTAGTCTTCTATTTCATATCTGTCCCAGTAGCTAACCTCACCAATTTGTTTTCTGTATAATACTGACATAATTTTATGTAGGTTATCTGTTGCATTTTCACAGTATGTTTCTAAATCAACGAACTCACCTGTTGTCATTTTACTCATGTTTGGTATCACTCCGTATTTTTCTTTTTTAAACTCAATGTGTCTTTTCATCTTTATGCTTGAAGGATCTTCTTTTGTCATATTTAAAACAACATCTGCAACTTTGTTTAAATCATTATATGCCATACCCTTCAAAACCTTCTTGCTCAAACCACAAAATATAGCCACTATTTCAAGCGACTTTGTTTTCTCATCTTTTTCTGTTTCCAACACCTTCATAAATTTTTGGTATTGTCTGACTGTTATATCGCCCCAAGTATCAGGAACTGTTAAATTAATCTGCTTCATTTTTTATAAATATAAAATTATTGTTTTTGTCTAACTAATATAGTATTTTCCAGAATACGACACCATCAACTTGTTTAGGCAAACATATCGAACCGCATCAATCGTATGGTTATATGCGTCTATTGGTTTATTAGTGATTTCATTATTCTTGTCTTTTATCCATTTATAATTGCGGAATTCTTTTATTGCATTCTCACTTCTTTTTGTGATAAACAGCTTGTGTCTTCTCATGACATCGATTCCAATACGCACACTGTCTGGACCTTTTTTTGCACCTTTGATATTAATGCCACCCATTCGAAATATCTCCTCTATTGACTTTGGCTCGCTACTGTCAGCAAAGATTTCAATGCTTCTGTCAATTCCTAAATGCTTGATTTTATTTGCAATATCTTGATTTGTTAAACCCTTTTCGTAAAGTAATTCATCAATGTATAAATCTAAATCATGTTTATATATTTTGACTAATGATGTCGGATCTGCAGAGAAACCAAAATCTAAACCTAGAGCAACCTCTTTTGCATTTTCTGGAACTTCGTCCACTATATTAAATGACGGGAAAATGGTTTCGGTAGCAACACCCCTTTGCCCCTCACCAAAAACCCGCCATAAATTATCGTCAACCTCTTTTAATCTTTCTATTTCTGAGATTGTATTCTTTTCTAAAAATGGGTTGTCTTTATATGTAGAAATATGAAAGTCAACATCATCTCTGTCTGCATCTATTATCTGACTATATAACCAGTGAAACTCGTCCGAGGGGTTGAAATCAATTATAATTTTATAAGTCGTCCTTAATGCTAATTGTGTGTATTCATCGAATGTAAATTCGTTAGCTTCATTCATAAACAGAACACAACGCTTCCGCCCTCTCACCCTTTGTGGCTGATCCACGCTGATAAACTCAAATACGTTTCCGTAAAGGTGATATGTTCCGCTTGACTTGTTGTGATTCTTTTCATCGTAAAGGTTTTCTTTCTGCAGGATCTCAAAAAAATCTCGCATCGAAGTCCCTCTCAAGCTCGGAAATGTTTTTCTTGCTATTGTTATATATAAATTCTTTCCTTTGTTTTTATAAGCGAATTCAATTAATGCCAATAGTATAGAGTATGTTTTACCGCTCCTTGTCCCCCCTTGTAAAACACAAATTCTTTTATTAGAATTTTTTATGTCATAATATGGTTTCGCTTGTTTCATCATCTTCGCTGATCCATGACGGCGGACTTGCAGAAACATTTACGTTTTGGTCTGGCAATCCTTCTATCCTGTCAAGTATTTCTTTTATTGCTTTTAATTTTTCATTGTTATTAGAATCATTACTGAATGCTATTTTTATTAACATCTTTGCAATAGGGCTTCCGAACTCACCGACACCACCGATTGCTTTGTCTTGTGTTGACAATAATTCTTTTAATACAGTAGCAACATTCCTTCTGCCCTTTGGTCGACCTCTTTTTTCTGGTTGGTTCTCAGAACTAAACTGTGTTGCTTTATTTGGAAATTTATTCATTTTTCTTTTTTATTTTTCTATATATAACAAGGCACGCGTTTGAACATAGATCATCATTTTCTGGTAAATACGTTATGCTGTTTCCTTCAATAATCTCCTCACATATATAGCATTTTTTCTTTTTCATTATTTTATAAATATAATCATAGTCCCAGTAATGTAAATTCATTCCGTTTTCTCACCGTTAAACCCCACTAATAGGTATTTTTAATATAGGGTTAATATCATATCTTCTTTTGTTGCTATTTTTTTTTCTGCTGTTGTCTTGTTTTACAATGTGAGAACCCCATTTTTTTTGCAACAATAGATTCTGTTTTTTTTCAATTTCAACATTCCTATAATCTGCACACCCCCCCTTAATAGTTGCTTGTTCACATTCATAATGATACATATTTAGTCGTAAATTTTTTCTGTATTTATTTAAAACTTGCAGTGTCATGTCGTAATCTTCTTTTAAGAATAAATCTTCATCGTATCGCAAATCATTGTTTCTGTGTGCTTGAAACGGTCCGCCTATATATGACAAAGTCCCAAATGGTGTGTATTCTCTATATGCACCCTTATCTGCTAAACAATTTATGCCCCAGTATTTAACGTCTAAGTCTTCTGCTAATTGAATGCCCTCTAGTATCATATCCACAACCTGCCCTTCGTTTAATTTTTGTTTTTTATTACAATTAAATCTGCCAAAACTTTTAATATCATCATCAACTGTGATTACATTTTTTTCTTTTGCATTATCCAGTATATAATTCCACACCCTTGCTAGGTTTCCTTGGATCTCATCTGGTATAGCCCAGATTTTATTGTGAATTTTTTTGTATTCTTCTGCTTCGCTTTCCATCACCACATAAGTAATAAAAGGTAAATACTTATGCGTTTTAGCAATTGTTGATCTTTTATAGCTTGGGCTAAATACTTGAAACATATCTTTGTAATTTTAAAATTCTAACTTCATTATGCAAATCGAATACTTTTTTGAGCTTATAATTTTTAAAAATTCTAATTATCTCGTCATCGATAAAATCTCTATAATGAAATTTGTTATAGTGAGTTGTTTTTTTACTAGGGTAGCTGACATAAATTTCTTTGATTTCACATCGTTCTGCTAAATCATTTAAAATCTCTGGTTTTTCTAAATGCTCTATTGTTTCAATGCTTACTAAAATATCAGCTTTTTTTGTAAAATCTTCTATTCTTGTTTGTTCAAAAATACAATTCTCTCTCAAAAAATGTTTATTCGCCCAATTTATTGCACCCTTGTCAATGTCTATACCAATTATATTTTTTACATCTGGGTTCTTAGCAATAGAATATGTCCCATAACCACAGCCGCAACTAACATCTAAAACTGTTCCATACAAAAATTGCCTTACTAATGTATATCTTTCTATATGTCGTCTGTTTAAAATATCTATTTCAATACTTTCAAGTTGTTGCAAATCAAAATAAATTCTTTCTCTTGCTTTTTTCATTTTTTATTCAAGTATTTAGTTCCATTTATAACTCTGCCTATACCTTTTGACCACGGCTTTCCGTTTGATCTTTTGCTAGAAACACTTTTTAAATCAAAATGGGTTTGTGCCTGTAGCCAGTCAATGTCATTATCAAAAAATAAAACCACATAATTATGCGATTCATCTAAATACTGTGAAAACTCAATTTCTGGATCTTCATCTATTTTATCAATGTTTAGACCTAGTTCAACGTGTTTAAAGCCCCAGTCCGTTAGTTCTTCAACATCAAAGTAATTTGCAAGTGCATCCATGTCGAACTCACCACCCGATTTGTTTAAACGTATATTCAATTCTCTTTCTTGTTCTTTTGATAGATCCAGAACAACGCAAGAAATTTTATCGTAATTTAAATCTTTGCAAACTTTTAAACGCTGATGCCCGCCGATTACTGTCATATCTTTATTTAATATAATGGGGTCAACCAAGCCAAATTTCTCAACCGATTGTTTCAAATCATTATATTGCTTTTTTGATATTTGTCGCGGGTTATATTCTGCGGGTTTTAATTTTGAGATTTCAATTTCTTTTGTTTTCATTTTTATTTAGTTTTTTATTTAAATCTATCATTGCATATACATTTGCACATACATTTTCTAAATGCTTAATTCTGCAAAACATATTAAACATATTATCGTTCTCGGCTTTATTGTGGCAATCTCTACATAAGCCGATTAAATTTTCAATGTAATCTTTTTCTTTTTTACTTCCGAATTTTGACCTTTTTGTCAGATGGTGAATGTCGACTGCCCTATCTCCACACATCTCGCAAGGAATAAAATCTTGCTCGCCATAATCAAAAAAATCAAGATACACCTTCGTATGCCTCTGCATGTTTTCTTTTTCTTATATTAAAATCGTCTGTCTTTCCTGCTACAACAAATTTGCTACCACAAAAATAGCAACCATGATATTCTGTCATTAATGTCACTCTACTGCAACCGCAACAGAATCTAAACACTTGTCCTTTTTTTTTCATCGTCCTTGTCCTCTATATTTTTTTATTGGTTTATTATTTTTTGAGTGAATACCTTTACGCTTCTTGCGTTTCTTTTCCCTATATACCCAAACAGATTTTTTCATAAATCGCAACTTTTTTCATAAACCCTTCGCAAATTCTCTAATGTTTTTATGTTGCAAGATCCACAATTCGACCACTTGGCAGGGGTATTAAAAACCGCTTTGTATAAAACATTAAGTGCAACTTGGTTTTCACTACTTACTTTTTTTATTTTTTCTACTTCTGGAATAATTTTTTCGTATACTTTTTTTTCATCTTTTGTAAAAGGTCTTATGTTTTTAAAATTCGGAAACATGTTATTCAGTTTTTGCCTTCTTTCTTCGCATCCGCAATCATCACCAAAAATCATTTTTACTGCTTTACTGATACCCGTTTTGTCCGCTATCTTTTTTATGTCGTCGCCTAGCCCCTTACTTTTGCTCATTAAATATCTTTTTTACTTTTGTTATCGATTTGTATAATGTGTTTCTATTAATACCTGTTTCTTTTTCCATCTGGTTTAAACTAAAATCCATTTGGTGATAAATTCTAAATACCTCGCTATCGAACCAGTGAATTTCTTTTAATTTTTTATTTATTCTTTCAATGTCTTTTTCTAATTTCTTTTTTAACTCAACACCATCTTCGTCAATTATTCTATGTATTCTGTCGGGGGTATTATTTATATACTGATCTTGCCATGTTCCTAAAGTAAATCTTTCATCAATGTGTTTGTAATACTTTCTATATTTTTTAAAATATGGTGATGTTTTACTGTGATATTGATTTATCATAATTCTTGCAATCCAGAAAATTAGTTCTCCTTTTTCAATTAATTTATTTATTTTTTCTTTGTCAGATTCATACAAAGCAACAATAGTATCATGTAGCAAATCATCACTGTCAGCATGTTTGCAACTCGTTATTTTTTCTGACACTTGTTTTAGTTTCAGATAATTTTTTTCCAGATAATCGCTTAGTTTCGACACAATTAAAAATTGTAGGTGTTTTTATATTTTTTAGCATATCGTATTCTGTTTTTGATAATTTGCTTGCTTCTATTTCTACAACTTCAAAACACTCGTTTATTTTTTTATAAATATAACGAACGGTTGATTCATCTTGCTTTATGTCTCGCAATATATAATTTTGTTCCTTATGTTCTTTGCCATGCTTATAGATTATTGTAAACAGCCAATTGTTAATATCATTATAATTCTGGTGTAATCTGTCTTTTCTACTATTAAAAAATGTTGGTTTTATTTTCATATTATGTTGCTTTACAAAAACAATCAGTTTCTCGATCCATATCTAAATTGTCAAACAATGATGTTTGCTTTTTAGAAATTTCGTGTTTATCTTCTACTGTTCTAAATGGTTTTTTTGATAAATCAATTATTTCATCTATTGTTTTATTAGTTCTAAGATCAAACCGTGGGTATTGTTCTGTTCCATATTTTTTCTCCATATCTAACCACCATTTTGCAGAACTTGGGTTTTCTTTTATAATCGTCAATCTTTTTCTCAATGATTTTTTAAAACACAAATCACAGTTTCCTTCATAATCTTTTAATTCTAAATCAAAGCATTGTTTGTCCCACCATGAACGAATAAAATTGCTGTCAACTTTTATATCGTCACATAGTGGGTATATTATATTTTGTTCTTTTGCTGTGTTAGATTTTCTGTGTCTTTCATCATATCTGATGCCAATAGCAGTTAAAACCTCTTTATATTTTAAAGATTTAATATACTTATTCATAGGTGTTTGTTTTAACTCCCTTGTGCAATTAGAAACAAATGGGTTTGGCATCGGGTATGCTTTCAGCATTTCTTCAAAAGGTTCACCATTCCTACTTGCAGTTTTAAAATCAACAACTTTGAAATCGGTTCCTTTTCCTTTTTCTTTATTTATCTTAGCTTCTAACCACACAACACCTAAACCCCAATGTTTGTCGCACTGATCTATAAATTTCAATGTTTCTTCTTTTTCTTTTCCTGTATTAGCAAAAACAAATAATTTGTCATAATTTTTGTATTTATCATAACTATTTAAAAACTGCCCCATAAAAGCAGATGTCCGTCCACCAGAAAATGTGCACACTAATAATTTCATAAGCTCAAATAGTTTTGTATTTCTTTTAATGTTTCATCTAACCCATTACAAACAACTGCTTTGTAATTTCTTTTATTTAAATTTTTAATCCATTGTAATTGATCTTTTGTTGGTTTATTATATCCGACTTTCAACTCTATTGCTAAACCATGATATTTGCCACGTGGTTCATATAAAAACAAATCTGGGAAACCTTTTTTGTAGCCAGATTTTTTTGCTCTCATTCTAACAGAAACGTGTGGTTGATAATTGCCACCCATTGATCCACAATATAAAATGTTATTCAAATCTAAATACTTGCAAACTGCTTTTTGTAGATTATATTCTTTCATTATTTGCCCAATTTTTGCCCAATTATACTATTTGCTTTTTATATTTATTTGATTATAAGGTATTTATAAATAAAAGTTGTGACCCCAATGGGGTTATTTTATCTATAAAATTTATATATTAAATAAGAGATAATAGGCGTTGTCATTATTAAAGTTAAAATGTTAATATGTGGTTCACCACAAAAACCAAATAAATGCTTTATAAACTCAATCATTTTTTGATCCATTTAGTCTCTCCATTGTAATTGTTTCTCTGTTGTATATACCCAATACTTCGTAAGTGTTCATGATATTCTTTTGTTTTATTAATATCTTGTTCTATTCTTTTAGCATAATGTATATCATAATAATCTGGAAAAGCAATATCATTATAATAGTTACTTTTCTTTACTTTACTATTACTATTACTATTACTTATACTATTACTAGCATTGCCTTTGGTATGCGAACCCTCTGCGACCGCTTTGCCACTCCATCTTTTTTTAGCATTTTCTTTGGCAATTTCACTTTTTGAGTTGATTTTTTCTATGTGATCGTGTAATCTTTTTGAATAAAAGCACCCATCATCTAATACAAACAGGTCAAAATCTTCAATGACTTGTTTCAATTTTTCTGGATCACACTGTAAACCAAAAGCAATTTCTGTATAATCATCAACGCAAAGTTTATTCTCTTCTGTAAATAATAATTCTAATACAGACCAGAAAATCCCGTAGCCCTCATATCCTAATTTTGCTCTGAGTTTAATTATTCTTAAATCATTTCTGCTATTTGAATCATGATTGAAATATGTTTTTTTCATATATATAAAAATATAAAAAAACCCCCACGCACCAAAAAATAGAGAAAAAGAGGGTGGTGCGCAGGGACTTATGGTTGTTAGCTAAAAGGAACGTCGTCGCTTAATATCTTAGCGCTGTCCTCAATTATTAAATCTTTTATCATTAATGTGTTATAAAATTTACCCTTATATTCTCTACTTTTTATATAAAAGTTTATGTTAACAAACTGACCAATAGACAATTGTCGTTTGGTTTCTATTAAATCAATTTTTTCTTTTCCAAAGATCTCAAATTGCTGAACATGACTAAAGCCCGTGTCTGATTCTTCAATCGTTATTAATTTCTTGACATAATCACCCTTTTGTGTGTTTATGGTTTCATTTTCAATGTTGGTTATTTCACCTCTAAGTTTATACATAATTTTAATTTATTGATTATTACTTCGTTTGAATGCATCGCTTTCATCTTCTCCGAAAACTTGATGTTGATAAAAACCTGCTAATTTTAAAACCGCTCTTGACATTGCTCTCTTTTCAGCAATAGCGACGCCATAAGAATTTTGGTTGTTTTGTGGTGAACACTCTCCAAATGTTTCGATGACTTGATCACCCATTCTGCCAGTTGCTTTTATTATAATATATTTTAAATCATTTGAATTATACATCAAATCATAAGTAATATCTATATTATTAACGGCTTGGATCTTATCAATTCCAGAGCGTGTTATAATGTTGTAAAACTTGTGTTTAAACACGTCTTCTTCTGTTAGATTATTTTCTTTAAACAATCTATTTAAAATGTCTTTTTTTGTTTCCATATCTGTTTTTGTTTAAATATAATTTTTTTTTAATCTTCATACAAGCAGTCCTCGACCTCTTGCATAAATTCTTTTGTGATTAACTTTGGCATACTATCTGCATCAACAATCTCTTTGCCTTTGTAGATCTTCATTTTAAGGTTGTCAATAAAATCTCCTCTTTCTGCATTATCTATAACAGACTGCCAATTACTAAAGTTTCGCATATTATCAAATAATGCTGTTCTATAACTTTTGTTTTCATCTTTGAAATATATGTGAAACCACTTGCCACCATGTTTAGATGTATATTGTTTACCTACTTTTACAAATTCTAATAATTTCATAATTTTTTCTCTTTTATATATTCAATTAATTTTTCTCTAATATAGTCCATGTCGATCCATTCATGGAACTCATAAGCTGGAATAATGACTGTAAACGGTTCTCCGTCTTCATCTTTTCCAGAAAGCCACACTTCGCCGTCATTACAAGCAAACGTGTCTATGTCGTATAAATTTTTATATCTCATCATAATTGTTGTCTCTTCTTATTTGTTGTAATTGTTCCCAATCCTCTCGGTGCAGATCATCTTCTTTGTAATCATCAAAATCTTCTAAAAAACCTTCTTCACCATTATAATGTAAGGTGTAAAAACTTTCTAAATAGTCACCATTCATCATTGCAACTTGGTAATCACTGTTTGTTAAAAACACATTACCAGAATTTTTATTCATCATTACTTGCACTTCATCATCGCAAAAATCTTTTGGTAAACCCTGTAATCTCCACGCTCGTAATAATTCTTCTGCCATTTGTCTTTCTCTGCTTCCAAATTCAGCTAAATCTGTTGTTGTCATATTTATCTATTTTTTTATTGTATGAACTCCTATTGCTTTAAAATACATCTCGTTGTTTCCGAGTTCAATTAAGAAATCATCGAGTTGTGTGTCTGTTCCTTTAAATTTTATATATCCAGATCCATATTGTATGTCACAAACATTTAAATATGGTATCATAGAATCTTTTTCTATAACACCGCCAAAATATCCTTTGCCTTCAATTCTAAATTCTTTTATTTCTTCTTCTTTATCATCATCATAAGTTTCACAATGTTCTTTACATTTTGAGCAGCAGTCTAACTCATACCAATATCTTGCGTTGCAGCATTTACTTAATATCATTTTTAATCATTTTTTCAAAATACCAAGTTGCATCTAACCTGCTATTTATTAGTTTATAATCTGGGTTATTTGTTTCAAACATAACGGCAGACCTCATACCGTCAGGTGTTTCTGTATTAAATTCTTTTATATGTAATTCCATTATTTCTTGTCAATTAAGTTCCACAATTCATCTAGATCCTTTTTTCTTTGTTGCATAATTTCTTGCGACATATTGAACCAATAATTCTTGTCTTGTTCTAGTCTAAGAATTGTTTCTACTAAAAACTCTTTGCTTAATTGCATTAGTTTTTCTTTTTCATATAATGATTTTTCTTGCATTTTTTCTCTATTTTAATTAATAACACAAATATACGAAACAAAATCCGTTTCTGTCAAGTATTAAAATTTAGGGCTATTAACAATTTTATGAACAAAAAAAAAGAGGGAGTTCACCCTCTAAAAATCACCCCTCTATGTAATTTGATCGAACCACATAATGTGAGGTAAGTAATTATTTTCTTTAAAACTGATTGAGAATATTATCAATCAATTAGTATAAATATACGAAATTAAGTCCG